TGCAGAAGAGTAAATTGCCGATATTAAAATTAGCATTTCTGAAATAAAACAAAAAGTAAAATCACAATTTAATATTGAAGAAATACGCAAAAAACTTGAAGAGTTAAACAATACAAAATCAGATCAACAAGATGTTGCATTAAAAATAACAGAACAACAAAGGATTATAGATGGTAAAGAAACCCAAATACAACATCTTGATGCTCATGAATATGACCCAAACTGCAAATACTGTACAAGCAACGTTTTTGTGCAAGATGCAATCGAAGCCCAGAGTACGATTGACACAGATAGAGCGATATTAACTGAATTAGAATTACGATATGATAAGATATCTTTGCAAATTGCATCATTACAACAATATCAAACGGCATATGATGATCTAGTAAAATTACAAAAAATTGTACAAGCCGACCAAAACATTTTAGATAAGCGCGAACTTCAACTTCAATTATTAGAATCAGAATTACAAACCCGCGAATCTGAATTAGAAACTGTTTTAGAACGACAAGAATCATTTGCAAAAAATGAAACTGCAATCAAACATAATCGTAGAGTTGATGCAAAAATTGCAATATGTAAAGATGACATTGAATTTTATACTGAAGAGATAAAAACAATTCAAACACAAATTAAATCACTCTTCGGTGCAATTGAAGTTGCAAAAACAAATCGAGGCACTGCACTTAAAAATCTAGAATCGTATCAGCAATTAGAAACAGAATACAAAGCATATGAATATTATTTAGCAGCAGTTCAGCGAAATGGTATTCCATATGAGTTAGTTGCAAAAGCTCTTCCTAAAATTGAATCTGAAATAAACAATGTACTTAATCAAATTGTAGATTTTAATATGGTTCTAAATACAGATGGTAAAAATATCAACGGCTATATTATTTACGATGAAGATAATTATTGGCCATTAGAATTAACTTCTGGTATGGAACGATTCATTTCATCACTTGCAATTCGAATTGCACTTATCAACGTATCAGCACTACCTCGTCCTAACTTCATTGCAATTGATGAAGGCTGGGGTTCATTAGACTCTGAACACATTTCTGCAGTAGTTAACTTATTTGATTATTTTAGAACTAAATTTGATTTCTCAATCATTATTTCACACGTTGATTCTATGCGAGATATGGTTGATAATTTAATTGAAGTAAACAAGACAAACGGATTTAGTCAGATTCATCACACGTAAATATTTATATAAAAGAATGTAACGTGACGTATGAAACGCAAAGAAGCTGTTTATAAAGGTTTAGAGTTTATTGATGTTTATTTTAATGATACATCGGCTACCTCGCCAGATTATTTTCAAATAACTGAATTTCCAACACGTTTAACTGCAGGTAAAAATCTATTTAAACTTCGAGGACATCCTAGCAATTTAAAAGTAGGAGGTGTTTTAAATTTCGAAGTATTAGATTTCAATGGTAATCCTATATATTCAGAAGTAATTGATTTTATTGATGAAGATAAAAGTCGTGTTATTGCAATTTATATTTATTCAGATACGTCGCCTGGAGATTGTACTATAACATTGTTAGCAGAAGCTGCAACAATAAATGGAACTTCCGTTCCTAGGGAATGGCAAGGTCGTGCAAATATAAAATGGACAAGAACAGTACCTGTTAATCCAAACGTATCAAATGTTTCAGAAATTATTTTCGAGTCTGTACCTACAGTAACTGTTCAAGAACAAATTGGAGTACAACTAGATAGGACGTATGCAACTACGCAATTTCCAACGTATTCAACAGGCACTGTTCGTTATTTTTTATATAACAACCAACCAGCTGTAGAATTAAGTGGAGGCACATTTACAAGTGATATGTCAACAGGAACAATTACAGTTTCTACTCCAACCAATCCTACGCCTACGCCTAATTACGCCATATCTACAACGGCGTATGTATCGACCATTAAAAAGATATTAAACCCAACCGTAGCACTATTAGACACTGAGTATACAGCACTAAGCAGCCAAAGTATATCAATTCATAGATACACTGCATTTGATGCATCATCATATTCATTAACTTATGAAGCAACACCTGTATATACAGAAACTGAAAACTCACAATCATTTGCATATATTGAAGTATTTGGTTTAGAACCTGCTACTGGAGATGTTTCACGAGTTAAAGTATTTACTAACAATAATGGTACTGTCGGAACGTGGGAATTAATTAATGATATTGAATTAGAAGAAACAGAAATATTTGTTCCTAGTACATCTTCACTTTATCCGGATAAATCTATAGGCGTATTTACCTCACAAAGTATTATCAATACATATTGGGAAGGTAAATCATATAATGGTATTCAAACGTTATCACCTGCAACTTTAACTTGGACTACTGCATCAATTGAAAATGGAATGCGAATAACATCTAGTTCATTGAATTTAGATGGTTCAGGTCAAGTATTAGTCGCACAAATAAAATCTACATTTGCTGGAGTATTCTTAGAAAGTTCATCTTATAAAGTATCATTAGATGCAATTGGTACTAGTTTAACAACATCTGCAAAATTATCTATATATTTATCAGGTAGTAGTTTTTATCAAAATCCTACCGATTTTTTCAATCAAACATTTTCTACCAAACTTGGTAAACGCATTGGTGAAATATATGTTCCTGGAACTGCACAAAGATTTGATGATCAAACGTTTAGTTTTGAAGCAGATTATACCGGCACGGGGACATTATTGCTAGTTGTCGAATCTGGAGATTGGACGGTATCAGATATTCATGTTACATCAGATAATGATGCTGGATATTCTCCTAATTATACACGCATAAAATCATATGTACAAACAACACATAAAATTGATAATCAACTAGATTTCAAAGTTGAATATTACAATGTTAATGGAGAGCGAAGCAAACAAGTATCACATGTTCGCAACAAAGATTGGGAAGGCGGCAATCGTTATATTGATGGAAATTATTCAATGCTTACCGGATCATTATATGTTGCAGATTCATTGAATAGCGGAGTAGCAATTAGCGGTTATCCTAATGCGGGTTGGATTAGATCATTAGGATATGAAGGATTTACATCAGGATATCCAGGATTCTTAATATGGTCTGGCTCGGCATTGCCTGGTCAAAATACAAAAGGGGGAGTTCCTTATAGCGGCGTAGGATTAGAACTTTATGCAAATACTTCTAGTTATTTTAGATATTCAACAAAAGATTCAGAAATTGATGTAAGAACTAATAAATTTTATTTTGGAAGTGATTCTACATTTATTAGTGGAAGTAATGGTAATTTGCAAATATCATCGAGTGGATTTATTTTATCTCCGCAAGGAAATGTTACAGCATCTTCGTTTATCGCAGTAAATGGAAGTGATGTATTATTTGATACTAACAGTGAATTTGCTGATTCATTAAACATTGGCCGCGTTATTTATTTTAATCAAGCAGAAACTGTATTAGATTTATCTGCAATTGATAATGGGGATATAAATGCACAAACAGCATCTGTATTTCAAACATATATTCTGCCTGGCGAAACCAAATGTCAAGTTTCATTTACATACGAAATTAATAATACATCAGCAACAACAGTAAGTTTAAATGCACGTGCATATATTGCATCAGCATCTCTAGGTCCTATTATCGGTACCGGCGGCTACGGTGCATTTCAAGATAATGCAGCAATAGGCAATCCGTTCGGATTAGGTACATCGGTGCCGGCCGGAGTTATTGAATCTGGAGCTCAAATTAACGAAGTAACAACAGGTGACACATTTTCAGATCGCCAAGGTATGTATACACAAATATATTTAGTTGTATATACTAATGCTACCGCTGCATCAGGTACAGTGAAACTTAAAAATTTCGTTTGGCGTACAAGTAGATCGGTTGGTGGTAGTATAACTACGCCAGCAAACCCAATTAGATAATATTTATTAATAAAGATACACAATGAATAAAATAACAGTTTTATTTCCTGGAGGATTCAAACCTTTAACAGGAGCACATTTAGCATTAGCACAACGATATGCACAACATCCTGACGTAGAACGCGTAATTCTTTTAATTGGACCAAAAGAACGAGAAGGAATTACGAGAGATAAAACTATTGAATTGTTCAATATTTTAAATTCAAATCTTAATATAGAAATACAGCCTACCGAATTTAATTCACCTATTATGGCTGCATATGAATATTTATTTGCATTACCAGAAGAGTCAATGGGTAAATTTGCCATGGCAGCATCTACTAAAGGAGATGATTATGTACGTGCAAAAGATTTTGTTCCTAATGTTGACAAGTATATTACAATTGGTGATAAAAAAGGTCGACGAATGCCCGCGGGCATTGATGCTACTGAATTGAGTGTTGATGTTGATCCATTATCATATAAAAATGGAGAACCTATATCAGCTACTGTAGTACGAAATTCATTAATTAATAATGATTACGAAACATTCCGAGCATCGTATCCAAATAATAATGATGCAGAAGTTAAAAATGCTTGGCAAATACTTAAAGGTGTTCAAGAAGTTGCTACATTTAGTAAAGATTGGTGGCTAAACAAATTACAAGAAGATATTGAAGAGGTAGCCGGCGCCGCAATGAATAAAGCAGAAACACTTCGCCATAAAAAGAAACTTAGAAAATTAAATACATTTTTAGATCGACAGGATGATGAATCATTCGTATATGATTTTGATCAATTCCCTAAAACCGTTGTTGGTGCTAAACTAATTGAAAACTATATTACGCGTGATGAGTTAAAACAAATTGAACCTGTAATTGATAGATTCTTTAAACGCTTCGGCATCGATGTAGATTTTCAAGGTAAATTTACACATTTTATTGAACGACTAAATGATCCTAGAAATGAAGGAACAATTCGTTTAGAAGACCTAGAAAACTTATTTAAAGATTTATCGGATGAATATGGACAAGATATTGTTCAACAATATCAACAAAAACGACCTACTGCAATAACATCAGATTATCAATTCGATGTTCCAATTCATATGCCATTCCAATTAGAATTTGATAGACAATTAGGTCAAATTAAATTAATTCCTAGAACGATTAAAGCACAACGCCGCCCATGGCAAAAAAATAATCCAAATGATGTTGAATATCGTATCGAATCTATAATCAAAGAAAGTGTGATGTTAACTGAAGGTGGAGCTGCAGGTCACATGGCTCACCCATATGATGATCATGGCTTAACATTCAATGATATCAAAGAAATTATTTCACGAGGCTTATCAGGTCGTTTAGATATCGAAGCAGCAGTTACTGAAAAGACAGACGGTCAAAATATTCAAGTAACATGGAAAGACGGTCAGCCGGGTTTTGCTCGTAATAAAGGTACTATAATTAACCCAATGCCGCCGGCAGACTTAATTGCAGATTTTCAAAGAAAACAACGTGAAGCTGTAGAAAAAAATGGTGCAGAGGCAGGAGCTAATTATCAAACAGTAGTAGATGCATATACAGCTTGTGCAGAAGATTTAACTGAAGCATTACAAAAAATACCAGCAGATAAATTAGCACAGATATTCAAAAATGGCCGTGTATTTGCTAATATGGAAATTATTTATCCTGCAACTAAAAATGTAATATCATATGATAAAGCACATTTGCAATTTCATAATTTAGTTGAATATGATGAAAATGCAAATATAGTTGAAACAGATTTAACGGGTGGTAAAATGGTACAAGGCATCATACAAGATGCAAACGCACATATGCAAAAAACATTTTCATTTATTCCACCACAACAAATTAAAATGGGTAGAATATCTGATTTCGAAGATCAACAAGCTGCATTCTTCAATGAAGTAGATCAATTACGTAATCGTTACGGTTTGAAAGATACGGATTTAGTTAGTGATTATCATAAAGCATGGTGGAGAGATGTAATTCAAACTAAAGCTAAAGAATTAGGATATGATATTCCAGAACAAGTATTAACTGCATTAATATATCGTTGGGGATTCTTTGATAAGTCAACTAACATTACGTTGCTTAAAAAACAAATTGATAATCCTGAATTTGTAGCTTGGGTAACTGAATTTGATAAAAAAGAATTCAAACAATATTATAAACAGAACATGGAACCATTTGAAACAATCTTTTTGAGATTAGGTGCAGTGGTTTTAAAAAATGCTACAAACTTCTTAGCAGCAAATCCATCAAAGTCGGTACAAGAAATCAAACAAGAAATGGCACAATTGATTCGAGATTTACAAAACAATCCTAATCCTGCTACTATTTCTAAATTGGAATTAGAATTAAAACGCATCGAGCGTCTTGGAGGATTTGATGCAATTGTACCTTCAGAAGGAGTAGTATTTACATATGGCGGACATACGTATAAATTAACGGGAGCATTTGCACCTGTCAATCAGATACTAGGAGTATTGAAATACGCACGTTGATATATTTATATTAAAATTGGATAATAATCATGGCTGAAAAACATAAAAGCAAATACAAAGCACCAAAAGATTTAGAAAAATCACAAAAACCAAAACCTCGTAAAGATCTTAAAGATTATACTGAGGATGATAAAAATGGAAAAATGAATCCTAAATCGACTGGCGATAAACAACTTAACGTACTTCGCAAAACAGATAAAGCGGTACAAGATGATGGCAAATTATATCCAACATACGATGCAGATGAACGTCTTTATAAAGATTTAGAAGATGCAGAGTATGATCCAAAAACTGCTGCTAAGCGTATGGAAAAGCGTGAAAAAGAAGAAGAAAAAACAATTAAAGATAAAATTGATAATTTAACAGTTGAACAAAAAGAACGTTTAGTTCGCGAATATGTTCGTAGAAAATTAACTTTGCGTTTACTGGAACAAGCTGCAACTGAAACACCTGAAGATGCACCAGCCGAAGAAGAAACACCAACTGCAGAAACTCCAATCGAGCCGACAGCTGAAGAACCTACAACAGCACCAGCCCCTGCAGCAGAAACACCAACCGAAGCGCCAGAAGTAAGTGCAGAAGCACCTGCACCTGAAATGGATAATGAACAAAAAGAAGCATTAGCAATTGAACGTTTTTCTACACATTTGCGTAATGAAGGCGGAAATATTTCTAGAATTAAATCAATTGCAAAAGTATTGAATTCTACATTTAAAGAAGCTGCGCCAGAAGATGTACATAATTTTTATAAATTATTACGTACATTATCTCTTAACAAACTAGCATCAATTAAAACTTCAGATACAAATAAATAATTTATGGCAAAAAACAAGTTACAAAACATTAAAGCCATTCAACAAATGTTGGAAGGTAATCACAAGTTTCAAACAAAAAAAACTGTCGGGTTTTCTGATGCAAAACAAATTGAACATCACGAAATAGGCGATATATGGGAAGAGACTGATACAACAGGTGTCACATATGTTATAGAGCAACGCGATGGGTTTCGAATTCGTAAAACAAAAAATTCTGATATTTTTCAATCTATTCGAGATGAAATACGTGCATTTCCTAATTGTAGGAAAGATGTATGCACATGCGCCGGAGCACATCAATTGGATCAAAAAATGCGTAGCGTTCATGGTATGTGTTTTGATTGCGTAATTGAAATGGAACATGAAATGCGCAAAGACGGCACATTTGATGAATATGCTCGAAACAAAGTACGAGAAAATGCGTTAGCTTGGCTACGAGATGCAGAACGAGATGTTGAAATGTTAAAGAAAACATATACACAAGCTTCTGAATTTGTAACCAATGGAGAAGGTGAAACTGAAACATGGGCTGCAAAAATGACACCTGAAGAATTTGACAAAACAGTACAAAAAGAATTTGATAAATTCAAAGAAAATTTTTTAAATAAATTAAACGGAGTAACACACACGAATGAAAACAATTAAAAACATCATATTAACAATTGCCGGAGTAATCGGAACTATTTTTGCATTTTTTCTATTTACTAACAACAAGAAAAACAAACAAATAGAAAAAATTGATAAAGACGTAGTAGAGAAAAAACAACACGTTGAACACATTGAGACTGATGTTAAGCAAATTAAAAAGAAACGCAAAAAAGTAAAACAAGAAATTGCGGAAGCAAAACAAGAAATTGCGGAACTAGAAACACAAAAAGAAAATCTAGTTGTAGAAGAAAAACCTACTGTAGAAGTTAAAGATAATATTTTAAAACAAACACGCAGAGGACGTCCTGCAAAAAAAGGATTAAAATGAAGAAACTTGTATTAGTAATATTCACATCAATTTCAACTTTAAGTTTTGCACAAAAAACAAAGAATCAGATCATAGATACTGTTTGTTTTACTAAACAACAAGCAGCTGATATTTCATTTGTTTTAGATTCATTGTGGTTGGTGGATGATCTTAATAATTCTATAATCAATGCATATAAGAAACTAATTATAGAACAAGATTCACTTATCACATTAGATTCAGTAGAAATTGAAAAACAGGATAGTATTATTCAGTATCAAAAAAAAATTGTTTCTGACCTAGAAACGAAGATTGAATTATTGCAACCAAAATGGCATGATAAAAAATCAGTTTGGTTCGGATTCGGATTTCTATCAGCATTAGGTACTGGTATTTTAATTAATGAACTAGTAAAATAATATGACTCAAAATATAAAACAGATCATTCAACAGCAGTACACTATGTGTGCTAAAGATCCTGTTTTTTTCATGAGACAATATTGTTATATTCAACATCCTAAAAAAGGTAAAATTAAATTTAACCTTTATCCATTTCAAGAAGATTCATTAACTGAATTACGAGATAATCGATACAACGTAATATTAAAGTCTCGTCAGTTAGGTATATCAACGCTTTCTGCAGGCTTTGCTCTTTGGAGCATGTTATTCAAAGAAGACTTCAACGTACTTGTTATTGCCACAACACAAGAAGTAGCAAAAAACTTAGTAACAAAAGTGCGAGTCATGCACGACAATTTACCTAGTTGGTTAAAGGGTAATATTGAAGCAGATAATAAACTTTCTTTGAAATTTAAGAATGGTTCTCAAATTAAAGCAGTATCTTCAGCAACAACTGGTGCACGTTCAGAAGCACTTTCACTTCTAATCATCGATGAGGCTGCCTTTATCCGAAACATCGAAGAAATTTGGGTGGCATCGCAAGCAACGTTATCAACAGGTGGTGGAGCAATTGTTTTATCTACACCGAATGGGGTTGGTAACTGGTTTCACTCAGTATGGTCTGAAGCAGAACAAGAGATAAATGGTTTTCATACAATTAAGCTGCATTGGATGGTGCATCCAGACCGCGATCAAAATTGGCGAGATGAGCAAACTAAACTTCTTGGAGAACGTGGTGCAGCACAAGAATGTGATTGTGACTTTATTAGCTCAGGACATACAGTAGTAGATGGTGCAGTGTTAATGGATTATGAAATAAAATGTAGCGATCCGATCGAAAAACGCGGCTTCGATAATGCATATTGGGTTTGGGATTATCCAAATTACGAAAAGGATTATATAGTAGTAGCTGACGTTGCACGAGGCGATGGCGGCGACTGGTCTACATTCCATGTTATTGATGTTCAAGAGGTTGTACAAGTTGCTGAATATAAAGGCAAATTGCCTCCTAAAGATTTCGGAAACATGTTAGTATCAGTTGCAACTGAATGGAACAATGCATTACTTGCAATTGAAAATGCCAATATCGGTTGGGCAGCAATTCAACCTGTATTAGACCGCGGATATGAAAATTTATTCTATACATATAAAGATGATGGATATGTCGATGTAGATGTACAATTGAAAAAAGGTTATGATATGAAGGATAAAACTCAAATGGTTCCTGGAGTATCAACAACATCACGTACACGACCATTAATGATTTCAGCTCTTGAAATGTATATGCGAGAAAAAACACCAGTTATACGAAGCAAACGATTAATTCAAGAATTGTTTGTATTTGTTTGGCTGAATGGAAAAGCTCAAGCACAGAATGGATATAATGATGACTTAGTTATGGCATTTGCTATCGGTTTATGGCTTCGCGATACATCTTTAAAATTACGCCAACAAGGAATTGAACTTCATAAAAGAACATTAGGTCAATTCCAAAAATCTTCAGAAACAGTTATATTTACAGGTAAACCTTCCCAAGGAGCAGATGGGTGGTCATGGAACAATGGCCACTACAATGAGAATTTGACCTGGCTTCTGTAACAAGTTATATTTATATTAAAAATAATATACTATGGCGTCATTAAGAAAACGTTTACAAAATTTATTTAGTACCAATGTCATTGTACGTGCGTATGGTAATGATAAATTAAAAGTTGTTGATACTAACCGTTTACAAGGGGTTGGTAATTTAAATCAAACTAAAGTAGCAGACCGTTATACGCGAATGCATGGTGCTAATAAGCACATGGTTGGTGGTATGGGAGGATATGACTCCAACTACTATATGCATCAGAATCGTATGCAACTTTATGCTGATTATGAAATGATGGATCGAGATCCAATTATTAGTTCAGCACTTGATATATATTCAGATGAATCTACATTAGAAGATCAATTTGGCGATATCTTAACAATTAAAACTAATAATACTAGAATACAAAAAATACTTTATAATTTATTTTATGATGTTCTCAATATCGAATTCAATTTATGGACTTGGATTCGTAACATGTCAAAATACGGAGATTTCTTTTTGAAATTAGATATTGCAGAAGAAATTGGTATTTTAAATGCCCGTCCACTTTCTAGTTATGAAGTAGAACGATTTGAAGAATATGATGAAGCAACTGGTGAATATAAAATTACATTTAAACATGTAGGCTCTCCAAACATAACATACGATGTTTTTGAAATGGCACATTTCCGCATGTTGTCAGATTCAAACTTTTTACCATATGGACGTTCTATCTTAGAAGGTGCAAGAAAAGAATTTCAAAAATTAATGATGCTTGAAGATGCAATGTTAATTCATCGCATAATGCGCGCACCAGAAAAACGTATCTTTAAAATTGACATTGGTAATATTCCACCAAATGAAGTTGATTCATTTATGGAACAGATTATCAATAAAATGAAAAAAATTCCTCACATTGATCAACAAACAGGAAATTATAATCTCAAGTTCAATTTGATGAACATGATGGAAGATTATTATTTACCAGTTCGCGGCGGCAATTCTACTACATCAATTGATACATTACCTGGTATGACATTTACCGGAATGGACGATATTGAATATGTTAAAAATAAAATGATGTCAGCACTTAAAGTTCCTAAAGCATTTTTAGGTTATGAAGAGGCAGTAGAAGGCAAAGGCACATTAGCATCAATGGATATACGTTTTGCTAGAACAATTGAACGTATTCAAAAAATTACCGTTTCAGAATTAACTAAAATTGCAATCATTCATTTATACGCTCAAGGATTTGAAGGTGAAGATTTAATTGGTTTTGAATTGCAATTAACATCTCCGTCGATAATTTATGATCAACAAAAAGTTGCATTAATGAACGAAAAAATAACGTTGGCTAATGCAATGAAAGATAGCAAATTAGTTTCAGATCGTTATATATACGAATATATATTCAATATGTCAGAAGAACAATGGCTGCAAGAACGGGTCGATGTTATTGAGGATCTTAAACTTCGCTTCCGTCAAAATCAAATTGAACAAGAAGGAAATGATCCAGCAATCACAGGGGTATCATTTGGCACGCCGCACGACTTAGCAACCGTACATATGTCTAGCAAAGAAGTTGAAGAAAAAGATCCAGGCGGAAGACCACCAGAAGGAATTAAACCTGAGCAACATAAAAATGCGATGGGATGGGATCC